CCCTTGACTGTTACACGGACTATACCGCCGTTCTCATCTTCAAGGCCAAACGTTGATGAATCATATTGATGGTCGATATCGTTACGCTTATCGAGAGCTTTCAACTTTGAGAATACTTCAGCACTATCAAAGTTTTGCTTATCCTGTCCCATGTTTGCATTGTTTTGCGGGGAGACTTTTCCAATCTCCGTAAGCATTCCGTAGGCTTGCTTGTGCTCAACAATCGGTTTTGTAGCTGTTTTCTCTATCTTTGTAGCTGTTTTCTCTATGCGTGCTTCGAACCATGTCTTGAGACGAACAGGTCCCTTCTTTTTCTTTGAACCAGCAACTTTAGGCATTTGACGCTTGACCATACTACCAAACAATGAACCACGGAAACCTGCGATAGAACCAGCACCAACGGATCCGCCGGCGGCACCACCTGCTCCACCACCAGCACCACCTCCGCCTCCACCACCCCCGCCGCCATCCTCAAGCAAGTTCACATCTTTAAGTAGACTCATATTGATATCCTCAAACAGTATGGCGTATTTATGGCTAAAGAAAAATCCCCGACCTCTTTCGAGGTGGGGATCGTTTCTTATTGGACTGCGAAATTAAGCGGCTGGTGCTGCTGGTGCTGCGTCTGCTGCTGTTGCATCATTGGCTGCTGGAGCTGCTGCCGCGGCTGCTGCCGCTGCATCGTCCTGCTCCTTCTTCAATGCTGCGCCAAGCTGGTTTTGAATGTCGGTAATTGCTGCACGGACCTTCATCAAGTCAAGCTGAGCGTCGACTTCTTCTTGACGCCACGTGTCAAGAACTTGGACCATCTGTTGAATTGCTGGGCTCAAATCAGCGACTACCAATGATTGGTCGTCGAGTTGAATTGTTGTTGTTTGTGTTACTAGCATTATAGATCTCCTTTAGAGGTTTAGTTAAATTTTATGAATTATTAGTATTCATAACGTCAAGCAAAGTCGTGTATTTAGTAGATTGCTTACCATTCTTGTTGCTCTTACTAAATGCGTCTTTTATTACATTCCCTTCATCGTCCGGCTCATTGGCTGGATTAGAAATTCGAAGGTATTTATTATCCCACTTGAGGTAAAAAACTTGACCTTGGGCATCACTACTTCTTGCCTTTAGAAAGCTCATACCCATTTCCCCGCTTGCTTTCATTGTTGGATTCCAAATGATTGAGAGAGCCCAGTCAACTGTGTTCAACTTTGAAATACCACCAGCAATGTGACTTTGATCGTGTTCGGCAGCCTTGATAGAATCTCTATTTAGTTGAGATGCTGTTGCCCCCATTGCATTGTAATCAAATAGTATGTCCCGGAATTGTTCAGTTGATAATTTGTCTTTTGTAAAGACATCGTTCATATCAACTTTCTGGTTTGGACTCATCAAGTCCAAATAATCGACGACGATTAAATCAGGCTTATACCCATACATCAATTCAAACTCTTTTAGATATGCTCGAATCTGATTTGAATTTGTTCCTGATGGAAGTCTCTTGATAACAAGCTTTCCAATATGTTCTGAATACTCACGAATAGACGAAGTAATCTCTTGATAATTTTGTTTCCATGCAACAGTTGGTATTCCAGTAAATGCTGTATCAAATCGTTGTGCAACCATATCTTCTGACAATTCCAAAGAGATGTATAACACATTCAACTTTTGAACTAACATACTAATAGAAAGATTCAACAATGTGATTGATTTTCCGCCACCAGTATTTGCTGCAAAGAGAATAATTTCTGATCGTGCAAGTCCACCACCAATTCCCTTGTCGAGAGATTTTAACAACGTTGGAGTTCGTGGAGGTTGTTGTAGCATCTTTTCGAATCGAACGAGAGGATCGTCAAAATAATCAAGTCCCAAGTCTCGTTGTAGTGATACCGAAACAGCATCTTTGATTAACTGTTCAATTTTACCAGCGTTGCTATTCTCGTCGTCCATCAAGCTTGCACTTTCGACCACAGCTGTTTCAATCGCCTTTGATCTACAGAATCGTTCAAGTTCATTCGTTAGATACTTTATTTGATCGGATGTAATCTGGTGATGTTCAAGTTCGATATTACATTCAGCAGCAATTTGCTTTGTGTCTGGAGTCGTATGATATTCATCATAATACTTATCCATAAACTCAGCGACCTTCCTGAGCTCAACGTCAAAGTACTTTGGCTTGATAATAGATTTACAGATCGCATACGTATCTCGTGACGAAATCAAATATTCGATCAATAGCTTTTGTTTTGGATTTACTTTGCTCATTGGTTTATTCTCGTTGTTGTTCAATAACTATAGCACAACAATATAGGTTATGCAACAAAGAGGATCTGTGGATAGGTTGACTTAATGATAGAGTTTGATGCAATTGCATTCTTTTGTGAGTAGAAAATTTGAGGTAATGTGTTACTAATTGTTGCAATATCAATGTACTGATTGAATATTCTATCATACGATGTATATGGTGAGTTAGCCAACAGAATTAAATTTTGATTTATTTCACTCGAGACGCCTTGGAAATAAAATGTTGATCCATTAATAATTGCACCAGATTGAAATGCACTTGCGGCTGATGGATGTGTTACGAGGTTGAAATTTTTCACGTAAAAAGTTTTACCATTAACGAAAATTGTTGGTTGAGGCTGTGGTGGATTTGTGGGTGAAACATACCAAGGCGACTTTACTCCGCTCGTTGAGTAAGGACCAACAGCTGTATATGTTACTGTAACTGGTACCGTGCTATTATAGACGATACTAAACGTTGTTGCTAATGGATCTGTTGTTGCTATTGACATTGAACCATCCCCTGATAACTGGAACGTTGTTGGAATGGCAGCGGTTGCTATGTTTGTTGTTCTAGCGCTCGCCAATGCAATGCATTGTGCAACACCACTAATCGCATTGTCGAATGTTAATTGAACAGTATTGAAATCAATTAGCGTTAATGTCTTGTAAGGAACTTGTGTATAGACCGTTTGTTTATTAACAAGAGCTGTCGTATATGCTTCAACGATTGGCTTCGTATTTAAATTATGATTGATTGTCCAAACCGTTGATGTGATCGGTTGTGTAAAGTTATACAACAGCCCCTTCTGTGTCCAATCGTTCAATCCCGTTACTTCTGGTGGAATTGCACTGACTTGATTAGCAACAGACTTCTGCATTATCTTATGCAACTGTCCTCTGCACTTTTCTGTAATCGTACAGCTGTATAATGTATCGAGTCCATATATATTTTGAGCAACACGAATGCTACGAAGACACGTATCACAAGCATAAGCAACTTGACCAGTCGTTACAATCAATGGCATATTATTTTCCTATCATTTCAAGCAGCTTACCATACTCGGGCATTGTGCGTTGACGAACAGCAAAGAAGTATGGAACATCATATACAATAATCTCACTTTGAGATTGTATTGCTTCCATCAAGTTTTCGCGTGTGTATGTATATTTAATTGAATCGGTAATAAAATCAATCGCTTTAGAACCATCAAACTCATTAACCAAAGTCTCGATTGCTTTTTTGTAATCAATGGCTGAATTTTTTACTTGCTTGCTGTAGATGTACTTGTAACCATTGATTGGAAAAATGTAAAACGTTTCTTGAAGAACTTCTCCTTCAATAGGATGTGCATAAGCAAAAACAGCTCGCGACGCGAGCTTGCTGTATTCGTGTTCGAATGCTTGTGTAAGTGCCGTTTGGAGAACGCCATCTTGTTTGCGTTGACGAACTTTGACTTTTTGGAAATCATTATAGTCAATCGGCAATGGCTTATAGAGAGGACACGTACGTGCCTCTTGGAGAAATTGACTGCAGTGTTCTTTTAGAAGAATTAGCTCTCTTGAACTAACACAATGGTTGAGCTCAATAATCTCATCAACGAACATAGATACCCCTTAATTTGAGGTATTTATGTCCGTTTGATGGTGGAAATTACGCCTTTTGAGTCTTTGCTTCTTCTGTAGCTCGAACTTGCTTGAGAACGTCATCGATGTGCTCATTACACGCCTGGACGTTTTGTTGCAGCAGAGCACGGGGGCCTTGCATTACTTCGTTAAGACGATATGCAAACTCCGTATCGAGACGATACGTCAAGTTTGGACCACTGCTTTTTGAGCGGAATGCCCGCTCGAGGGGATTTGCTGCTTTGTTGTAAGTTGCTACAAGGTGACGAACAATAGAACCAATATCTCTTTCTTTCTTAACGTCTTCAGACATTTTTATACTCCAGAAAGATTAATAAACCCAAATTAATGGGACCGATATGTTTACAAACGTCGTAAACAAGCACTATCATCTAACATCGTGAAAAGACAGGCAACTGTTGATTGGGCACCTTGTACACAAGGATAATGTTAGTTGAGTTTTAACTTCTAATGTAAATAGAACCCACGGAGATTTTATGATAACAAACAAATGGGACCAACGATATCTTGAATTAGCAAAGCATATCGCTTCATGGTCCAAAGATCCAAGCACAAAAACAGGAGCCGTAATCGTTCGTCCAGATAAAACCGTTGCGTCAATTGGTTATAACGGATTTCCAAAAAGCATGCCCGACAACGATAATCTCTATGCAAACAGAGATGAAAAATATAGTCGTATCGTTCATTGTGAAATGAATGCGGTGCTACATGCAAAAGAGCAATTAGAAGGATATACACTATACACATACCCTTTCATGTCTTGTGACAGGTGCTTTCAGCACATGGTACAAGCGGGAATTACAAGATTCGTAGCACCAGTTGCTACACAAGAACAACTAACACGCTGGGGTCCAGCATTTGACAAAGTTCGTCAATATGCAAGAGAATGCAGCGTTGAATTAGTAGAGGTACAATTACAACAAGAACAAGAAGGAGAAGTAAATGGCAATGGATCTACAAGCAATGAAGAAGGAACTAACCCAAGCGCAAAAGGTAACAACAACGTTTGAAGATACTTTCTCAAAAGAGGTGTGGGAAACAACGTACAAAGATCATAATGATCAAACCGTCGATGATACAATATTTCGTGTAGCAGCGGCAGTTGCGTCAGTAGAAAAGACGCGCGACAAGCAAGAAGAATGGACAGAAAAGTTTTACCATTTGCTATCAAATTTCAAGGCAACAGCAGGTGGTCGAATTTACGCAAATGCAGGAACAGAGTGGAACGGCACAACATTAATGAATTGTTATGTTGGTCCTCGCGTTGAGCACGATGCTGATAGCATTGATGGAATTTTTGAACACCTTCGCTCACAAGCCCACACGTTGAAATCAGAAGGCGGATGGGGAGAGAATTTTTCCTATCTACGTCCTCGTGGTGCATTCATTCACGGCATTGGTGTTGAAACGCCTGGTGCTGTCAAGTATATGGAATTGTTTGACAAGGTTTCTGAAATCATTACAGCTGGATCAGGTAAGAAGTCTGCTGAGAAAAAGGCAAAGGGAAAGATTCGTAAGGGTGCTATGATGGGCGTCCTTGATGTTTGGCATCCAGATATCATAGAGTTCATTACAGCAAAACAACAGCCCGGCCGTTTGACAAAGTTCAACGTCTCTGTTAATTGTACAGATGAGTTTATGAATCGTGTTGTTCGTATCATTGAGATCGATCGTCAGCTTGTTGATGAAATGGCAATCACTGAACCAAATAGTGATCTAATTGCTCAACTGCACACAGAGCGTGATGCTCTTGATCAATGGCAATTGGTATTTCCCGACACAAAACACCACGCATACAAGTCTGACTGGCGCGGTGATATCAAAGCGTGGAAAGCGTTAGGATATCCCGTTAAGGAATACCAAGTTGTATCGACAATGCAGTTGTGGAACTTGATCATGGAAAGCACATACAATCGAGCAGAACCTGGCGTTCTATTCCTTGATCGTGCAAACTATTTCGGTCCCTTGAACTATGCTGAAACAATCTATGCAACAAATCCTTGCGGCGAACAAACGTTAGCACCAGGTGGAGTTTGTAATCTGGGATCATTGAATCTAACGCAGTTTATTGAAGACGGTTGCTTTGACTATGACATGCTTGAAAAGTATGCAAAGTATATGGTTCGTTTTCTCGACAATGTTAATACGTTGACATCTGCTCCTCTTCCACAATACGAAAATAGTATTGAACAAAAACGTCGCATTGGTGTTGGTATTCTTGGATGGGGCTCATCTTTGTATATGATGAAGGTTAGGTTTGGATCAAACCGCGCCGCTCAAATTCGTGAAGATGTTATGAGCACAATTGCAAGAGCAGCATATGAAGCTTCTATTGATCTTGCAATGGAAAAGGGAATGTTTCCAATGTGTGATCCTGTCAAGCATTCACAAGGACCTTTCATTAAGAGCCTTGGCTTGTCAGAACAATATATGAGTAAATTATACAAATATGGTATCCGTAATAGCTCTGTTCTTTCTATCCAACCAACTGGCAACACATCAATCTTTGCTAACGTTGTATCGGGCGGTCTTGAGCCAGTGTTTATGCACGAGTACATTCGCACAGTAATTGTTCCAACGGTCCCTGACGAATTACGTGAACTAACACCAAAGTGGTTTGAGGGTGCCTGGCATGAAACGGATCTATTCAAGCTTACAAAGGAAGGCGATGAAGAAATTCTCAAGGGCGTCTTCAATGGTACGACATATAAAATTGATAAGAATCGTGGTCTAACGAAAGAAGTTCTTTGCGAAGACTATGGCGTTCGTCATATGAAGCGTCGAGGTGAGTGGGACCCAACTGCTGACTGGGCTGCAACGACAACAAGCATGGCTGTTCAAGATCACGTTGAAGACTTGAAAGGATTCGCTCGATGGGTCGATAGTGCAATGAGCAAGACGGTCAATGTCCCAAATGAATACCCATTTGAGCAATTTAAAGACATTTATCTTGATGCATATAGATCCCAATATGTCAAGGGCGTTACAACATATCGTGCTGGTACAATGACAACCGTTCTTGCTGCTAAGGACGAAAAGAATGCAACAGTTGATGACGAAGAAATTATTTTTGAAGACGTTAAGTTGGTCGACAGTGCTCCAGCAACGATGAAGACACTTCGTGCAGAAGGAAAGAAGTGGTACCTAACAGTTATTTGGAATCAAGAGCAGACACGTCCGTTTGGTTTCTTTGTTCATACGAATCATTATGAAAAGAATGTATTGACACAGGACGCTGTTGAACGTCTAACAGAACTTGCTACTCGTAAAGGAATCCCACAACGACATATCGATTCTGTATTGGAGAAGATATCAGCTGACAATAACCCAACAAAGGTTGCACGTTTAATTAGTTTGTTACTACGTCATGGCGTGTTGATCAAGAATGTCGTCTTTGCTCTCGACAAGGTCGAAGATGTGTTTGTTGGCTCTTTCGTATTTCAGATTCGCAAATTCCTTGCATCGTTTATTAAGGACGGTGAAAAGGTCGAAGGTGCGAAGTGCGAAAATTGTGGTTCACGTAACATCGTGTATAGCGAAGGTTGCTCGGTTTGTAAAGACTGTGGCGGCAGCAAGTGTGGCTAAATACGGGCGTTGACTAATAAGGGCAAATGAGTGATAATGGAATCACTATAAACAGACATAAGAGGCAATATTGTGGAAATGATGAAAACGTTTGAAGCGGTGCAGAAGTATAAGGTTTATGTTGATCTTGATGGCGTTCTTGTTGATTTTGACAAGTTCGCCAGGGAGGCAACGGGTGTCTGTCCAATGAAGGCATCAACAGAACCTGGATTGAAGAGCAAGTTTTGGGCTGGCGTCGATCGTTATATGCGAAGCGGTAAGCCATTCTTCTCGGCAATGAGTCCAATGCCTGATGCAATGGAGTTGTGGAATTATGTCAAGAAGTTTGATCCGGAAATCCTAACAGCAACGGGACACGTACAGACGCAAACGGTTCTCAAAGAAAAGCCTGAATGGGTTCGTAAACATCTTGGTGATCATATCAAAGTTAATATGGTTGCAAAAAGCTCTGAAAAGGCAAAGTTTGCAGGACCAAACGTGATCCTGATTGATGATCGTCGTAAGTCGATCGATCCATGGGTTGCAGCTGGTGGCATTGGTATTCTTCACAAAAACGCAGCTGATACGATTGCACAACTAAAGGAGCTTGGACTGTGAAGCTAAAGGAAGTTACAGCCCGTGGGTATTATGCATATGAGGTTCCCGAAGCAGTTCGGGAACGTCTTGCACAGATCATTCCTCCAAAGAACCCTGAATGGATTGGACACCACATCACAACGGAGTTCAATGTCCCATACAATCCAGACAATGATGGACTAACAGGAAAAGTTAAGGTGTGGGCTTATGCATACGAGGACGGACTTGATGCATTTGCCGTCAATGTCAATGGGGATAGCAAGCGATATGATGGGAAGCAACTTCACATCACGTGGTCTCTCGACCGCTCAAAAGGCAAGAAACCGGTTGATTCAAATGCCTTGATGGTAACGGCTAACTTCGCCAGTCTTGTTGGGAAAAACATTGTCTTTGAAGCGCCACTAAAGTTCTATCCTTTTTAGTAGCGTTCGTCGTCGAATCGCTGCTTATGGTTCATCTTTTGAAACTTTGGGGAGTCGTCATACTCCAAGTCCTCTTCGTCGAGTGATTCATTTGCCCACTCTTCGACAGACTGAAACCAACCACCTGTTAGTAAATCGTAAACTCTTCCGTCGCTCTGAATCTCTACGTCATACTTATCCATAATTTGCTGTGGCGTGAGATCACTAATCGTGTCGTACATATTCATTTGTAAACTTCCAAAGTCCTTTAAGGTGGTTAAGCGACTATTTATCACTCGCCGTCGTCATCGTTCATATTAAAGCCGACCTTACGATCAAAGTCGCCAGAACGAGGAACGTCGGACATCTTACGAAGACGCAATGCAGCTTGCTCGAAAGGAATCCCAAGAACTTGGACAGAGATAATCAATTCCTTAATATGAGCAACAGAAAAGTCCTTCGTCTCCTTAACCCAACGTTCGAGTTGGGATTTATTCAACTTCGGATTCTTCAATGCAATAAATGCACGACGGGCCTCAGGATTAGGCATTCCAATCTTTTGGACAACGTCAAACCGACTTGGACGATTGATAAATCGACGATCAAGACGCTCTGGATAATTTGTCGTTGCAATGAACACAACATTGTCGATTTGAATCTCACCGTCGAGGAGGGCGAGAAGTTCACTCTCACCATGCGACTCAATAATCGCGTCAATGTCTTCGAGGATAACAACAAGAGGACGCGTGCGTTCAACTTCACGCAACATTGTTAAGCCACGACCAGTCAATTCAGGATTGCTTGCAAGAATAGCAAGACCATCACGTTCGATGATCTTTTTCATAATCAATTGAATCGTTGATGTCTTACCAGAACCAGCAGGTCCCCAAAACATAAAGCCACGCTTCCACAAGAAACCAAACTCGCGGTAGTGTTCTTCCTTCGTCCAAAACAGCTCGATATCGCCAATGATCTTTTCAGACACGGTGTCGGGAAGGATAACAAGATCATCAATATTGATCTGCTTGCGTTCAAAGTAAATTCCAAGTTCGTTGCTTGCTTCAACAGAGTATACACCAGCCTCAAGTTGAGGAACAGCATCCTCACAAGGACGAAAACGCTTGCCACCATAGACAGCCCACTTCTTCAAGTTGCTGTGTGCATAAAGAAGATCCTTCAATGCATTCTCTACTTCTTCCATTTTCCCTCGGACGGTCTGTCCACGAATTGGCTGACAGTCGGCATCACGATCGTCCCCACTACCAACGCGCTTGTTGAATTCCTCGAGATCTGATAGTTCGCTCATTTATATTGTCCCTTATTATACTTTCCAAGTACTTCTTGAAGTTCAGTAATGTATACCTTACGACGCTTTGGTTCAGAAGCCAACAAATCCAAGTACAATTGAAGCTGGAGTTCACTTTCGTGGATCTTTGCTTCATTCTTCGCGTACTCTTCCTTTGTAAAACGATATACAGGAAGGTCAGCAATGTAGTCAACATTGACAATACCAAAGCTCTCGATCAACTCACGCAATTCACTACGGCTTTCTGCTTTTCGCGAAGCTTCATTGATCTTCTTATTAATAGCCGTACGGATATCATAGTACCGTTGAAGATCCTTTTTCAGGATATCATGCAAACGTTGATAACGATTTTCATACCACTTCAATCGCCAGTCGGTAAACTGACGAACCAAAGAAACAACACTTCCGCTAATAACAGCCTTACCGTCAAAGTCAAGAACGTTGAGGATTTCACTGTGGCGTACTGATAACCCCAACGTCTTCAATGTTTCGGTGTGATCCATTCCACGAAGAACGCCCTTCTTGAATGTGACGACGACGCTGATCACGTCCTTCGAACCATCTGTCCAGTCTGTAACGAGTCCCTTTTCATACAACTTCTCGAGACCATCGATAAACGATTCGTGAGCAAGACCAAAAGGCAGCTTTGTTACTCGAACAGTCGTTGCATTTACTTCTTCGTATTCACCATCGAAATAATAGAACGTCCCCTTCTCACCAACTTCGAACTTGTGTGCTGCATTATCGAGCGGTAGGAATACTGGCATTGGTTCCTTGATTGTCTTGACTCCATTCAAGTGTTGAATTTGAATCATAATCAAGTCTTCCAAGCTACGTGGAAGAATGTCTGTCTTAAACCCAATAGCAATACCTTCGCTCGGATTCAAGAATGCAATTGGAACAAGTGGTAGAAAGTGGACAGGCTCAACGTTGTGTCCATCATAACTCTCACGCATTGGAATTATTTCAATATCACGAAACACAACGTCTTGCGTAAACTTCGAAACAGCAGCGTGTGTGTATCGTGAAGCACCAAATGCGTATGGTTCGAGCAGTGTTCCAAAGGCACCATCACCAGTTAGCAGAGGAACATTGTTTCCATAGTGAGCAGCGAGTGTATTGATCGTTGACTCTGGCGCATCGTGTGGATGGATGTCCATTGTAAGACCAGCCAGCGTTGCTGACTTGTAGTTCTTACCATCACGTCCGATCCAAAGAAGTCTTCGAGCAGCATGCTTCAAGCCATCAGTAATGACTGGAATTGCTCGCGACTGCATAACATAAATTGAATATGCACGTCGTTGCGCTTCAATGTATTTTGATCCTTCGGTCATTGTTGCTCCTGTTGTTTATTCAACTGATTGATCCAACCGTAGTGGTGCGCATGTTCATTGGACCACGATGTCCCCCACGTTCCGCCTGTTGGTTGTCCATATAAATCTTCGTGCCTATCATACAAACGATTCATCATATCAAAATGTTTGCGGATCTTATCTTTGGTGTTCATGAATTCTTTATTCGTTCAGATAATATCCAAACCCAACGTTGCCGTTCAGAATACATTTGTCGTTGTTCGAAGTCAATACCTGCACCGTTGAGAACTGCATCGTCTTGTTTGTCGGCTACGTGAAATAACGTTTCGTAGTGTTTTTTGAGCTTTTCGAGCTTGTCCATTATACCACATCTTCGGAAGAAAGTCCACTAATAGATAATGGGACGGGAGCATATTCTGCGTCTCGAAGACCGTTAAATGTTGGTGGAACGGGAGCATACATTCCGTCTTTGTTGTTGAACGCTTCTGCTGCTCTTGCTGTTGCCCACTCATAGTGTTCTTGCAGTTCTGGACTCATTGGCTTCGTTCCATGATGCGTAAGTGCTGATAAATGCTGCCAATGCCAGTATACCTTTGGCATTGTTTCTCTTTTATCTGTTGGGAGAATAAATTCCTTTTTAGAATACAATGTCATCGTGAACAGCCTTCAACATCTCGAACGCAGGAGCGACGAGATCCTTTACTTTCTTTGGTCGATAGTCAGTATGCTCAACACACATATTGACACTCTGTGGATGACCGGTCAAGTGCGTGTGAATGTGCCCATGAATGTTGATCATTCGCAGAGGAACTTCTGGACGCATTGGATAGTGTGTGAATGCAAGTTGCCACTTCTTCTCAACAAAGAAGAACAACTTCGTCAAGTGTATCTCATCAAAGCACTCAACGATACGACCCATCTTACCGTTCTTGTCAATGTCGTGATTGCCAATGATCATTATCTTATAACCAGGGAGAGCATTGATGTTGTACAACAACTCTTCGTTTCGAGTAAAAGCAATATCACCACCGAAGATAACGATGTCATCTGGCTTGATAATTTCCTTATAGTTGAACAACAACATTTCATTCATGTGTTCCTTACTTCCAAATGGACGATTGGAATACTGAATGATATTTTTGTGATCGAAGTGAAGATCACTCCATGCATAGACATTGTCTGCAAGAGGATCAAATTCCTTGTGTTCTTTATGCCCACGAAGACGTGGAAGTTGTTCGTTTAACTTCTCCCAGTGCTTGATATCCTTTACCTGACGACGACGGACGATCTCACCTTCGTCGTTGGTGTAGACTTCTGGTTTGTATATGTTTGAGATATACAAATCGTTAAACAATTCCTGATGCGTCACGTTCATGTCGAGAGCCATTCTTTTCTCTTGTCTGCAAGTTGATCGTCGAACAGCAACTTCAAAGTTTCTTTCATTTTGCCGTCGACATCGATAACAGGAATCATTGTGTCTGTCTTTCCAGACAGGATCATTTCCCAGTCTTCACGAACCATACTACCAAGTCCTTTATAATAACGGACTTCGTAGCCCTTGTACTTGTCCTTCACCTTCTCATAGTCATCACGTCGAGCAAAGTGAATACGCTGCTTTCCTTTGACCAAACAAATATTTGGAGCAACAAGACGATGAACGATTGGTTCATAGTTCTTGTCAAACAATTCTGGCCAAAACTGGAAGAACAAATTAACCAACAATGTAAAGATATCATCTCCGTCAAAGTCAGCGTCAGTTGCAACAACAATCTTTCCGTATCGCAATTGACTACGCATTGCCTTTTCACCAGGTGTCAAACCAATCGCTGCAAGAAGATTTGTAATCTTTTCCATCTTCAACAGCTGTGCAACAGTGATGCCGTATACGTTGTTCACCTTTCCCATCAATGGGAGAGCTGCAGTCGTAACTGGATCACGAGCTTCGCTAATCTTTGCCTTTGCTGAATCGCCTTCTGTGATCAGCAACTGACAATTACTACGAACAGTGCTTGTTGCATCTTGCAACTTTGGAATACGACGTCCAAGATTTTTCTTGTGTTCCTTTGTTGCTTCTTTATCAGCTTGAGAGTGATGTCGATCGTTCGCGCGCTCAAGAACAGCATCAAGCCAAGTCTGATTCTTTGATGCAAATTTCTTGTATTGCTCTGCAACCATTGCTTGCAGTTCATTGCGAAAATTAGGACCAGTCAAACGAGTCTTTGCTTGACTATCGTAAGTTGGTTCCTTGATCTTCAACGTACCAAAGATTAGCATATCACGCTTGACGTCATTTTTCGTAACTTCGCAACCGTTCTTCTTTGCATCCTTTTTTAACCATTCGATTGTAGCGTCGTTGAATGCATTGAAGAATTGCGTATTAATTAAACCACCATCAAACAACAAAGAGCTATTTACCCATGTGAAAATACTTTCGTCCAAACCCTCATACAAGTCTTGAACGATAAAAAACGTTCCTTGAATGTTTGAGTGATCAATTTCGAACTTATAGAAATTGCATCCATATTGCTTGAGTAGATCCTCAAGACCATTCTTGAATTTGTATTTTGCTCCGTTGCATTCGATCGTAAATCCTGGATTATTGAATGCAAGCTCAACTCCTCGATTTTGTAGCAATTGATCAGGAATTGTAGGCTTTAAGAACACTTCTGGATCGAGCTGAAATGATACTTCTGTTCCAGGGTGGTGAGCTTCTGCAGTTGTAATAGATGGCTTTGAAATCTTCAAGCCACCGTTCTCAAACTTCTGGATATAACGCTTCCCATCACGATAGATAGTTGTATGGAACGTTGTGCTACAAGCAACGACGCAAGAGCTGCCAACGCCATTCATGCCAATGACACCAGTCTCGCGCTCGTCGAAGTTTCGACCTGAACGTAGAGAACCGAACACAACTTCTGGTGTGTATTTTCCACTTTCGTGAACGTCGATAGGAACACCACGCCCGTTATCTTTCACACTGTACATTCCTGTTGCAGCGCTACCTTCGATAACAATCTTCTTTGCAGACTGATCGATCTGTGTCAGCTCATCGACGCTGTTATCAATAATTTCGCCGATCGCTTTGTATACGGCAGGAATGAATGACATCGTCTTGATCGCAAACCCATCGTCTCCGAAAATAGGGACGTAGGCTTCGACAACAGTCGTATTTCCCAAATAGACGTTCGTCCGTTTACGAACGTGTTCGAAGTCGGTAAGAACCTTAATGTCCTTACCTGTGTAAGATGTTTTACGGGGCATTTGCTGTCCTTTTATTGAATTAGGATAACAGCATACATCAAATGATTGAGTTTGACAACCCAGCCTTTTTCTCAATTATGGCATTTAAGCGCATCAGGTTGTATTGCATCATTTCATATATTCGATGTATTTGAGGAGAGCCATCGAGGCTCAATAGTTTTGATACAGTACCAATCTTCTCAACAAGAAGGTCGCGTTGCTTATATAGATCAGACAAAGACATCTCTGTCCACTTGTCAGCTTTTAATTCTCTTTCTGGTGGATCTTTGGATATATCCATTATGGCGTCTCCTTTTTATATGTATCGTATAAATTCTTCTGTCGATTCAATGTTTTCTTTAACTTGTCCTTCGTCCAACGGCGCTTCAATGGCATCCTCGATGGCACTCTTGCTAGCGCTTCATTCACACCTTTCAACAACTCTTCCAACGTTGTTTCTTTTTTCTTCCTTGTTCCAACGAGCTCCAAAAATTCATCGAGATCGTCTAATTCTTGCTTCTCTTTTTTGTTCATTGTATTCTCTTATGCTTTTGAACTAACTACTGCATCTAATGGTAGTCCAATCGTTCTTGAAATTCTACCTTGCCATATCAGGAATGATTTTCCATGACACGTTTTATCATTTGTTGCTCTATCAAACTTTTGCTGCCAAGCGTGAACCATTTCGTGAACGAGAACGATAATAAACAACCGACGTGTCGGCATTGTTGGATGGAAAGCAATATTGTACTCTTCACAAATATGACATCGATTTGGATCACATTGACTCCCCCACAAGTATGCATAAGAATCTGCTGCATCTCGAAGAAACTTCTTTGGAATGTGAACTTTTGCTGGCTCTTCAAGGTATCCATAAAATACCGCATCGTTAAGAATTCGCCACCAATATCTAACCAGTCGATCTGTAATTACAATATCTTTTTCTCGCCCTCGTTTTGCTACGTGTTGCTTAACACGATTTCGAGCTTGTTGCACCTGCATTTACTTTTCTCCGCAGTATATTTTGACTTTAGCAAGGGCTTCTGCGCCGCTGGATGTGTTATCTCGTATGGATTTCATAGTATATAGTATGCCATATCTTTCTACTGCATCGCTAACGTCAGTACAATCTCGGCTAAAGTCGGGCGTTGAAACAAGCCAATCCAAACTAACTCCTTGTTTTGCAAGACGAAATCCGTTCTTATTTCGGTCTGGAACAATAATTTTCTGTCGTCTACAACGATTTAACCACTGGATTTGGGGCGTTAGAATTTCATCACCAAACACAGCAACACCATTCAACAGGTGAGCGTCGAAGAATCCTTCACAAATGAACAATGGAATGTCGTCGTTGATATCAAGTTGATCGTATCCATACAGAACTTTATCACGTGGTTGAGCAACGCTAAGATATTTCTTCTGTCGTGTTCCACTCATATCTCTACCAAAGTAGTAGATCAACTTATTATCTTTGTAGATTGGAACAATGATTCTGCCAATCCACTTTTTTGCATATGAATCCGTTTCGTCAGCACGAGCAAGAAAATACTGATGACGTTGCCACTCGATATGACGATCTTTCAAGTACTGAATTGCTTCTTGAGCCCAGTCGTCATCTTTATCGTCTGTTAGCTTATAAAAGAATGAAGGAAGAGGAACTACATCTGGTTCAATTGGTTTTTCAATTCGAACATATGTACCACCTTCACGGTGGTTGACAAGGGCACTGAGGACAACCGGTTTCCAATCTACTTCTGCAATGCCAAAGTCGTTGAGGACTTCGATCATTTCTTTTGACATTGTTTGATATGTTGACGGAATGAATGCAGCTTTCTTTCCACAGTTGAAGCAGTGAAACCAAACTGACGCATCTTCAAAACGAAACGCTGCTCTTGATCCTTTGCGACCATGATCACAAGTTGCATGAACACACGACTGCCAACCAGATGCGTTTGGTCGCCTGGATAGCCTTACACGTTGTTCAATAACATCTTTGAGCAGAACTTGTTCCATTTTATCCTAAAAAGAAGAGTATGCTTTGTCAGCATACAACAACTTTATAGGGATGGAGACTTTTTAGCTCGTTTTCTTGGTTTAGGGGCTGGAACTTGCTCTTCACCATCAACAAATTCTGTTTCTGGCTTTGGTAGGACCTTAGCATTGTTCGTGTTATCGCGCTTAATCCGATCAAGACGTTTACGAATGTCAGCAGATGTCATCCAAATATCTTCACCTTTAATGACACGATCAAGTTCATCCTTTGATAGGAAAGGCGTATAAACTTTCTTTGCAATCGATGTAAACCATTTTACTGTTGAATGCAACTCTGCTAATTGTTCGTGTCCTTTACCAACAACACCACCGCGGAAGTTGTGGATCATCATCATACAGTTGTCATGTACAATCATCTCATCGCCAGACAAAAAGATCAACGTTCCAAGTGAGTAAGCAGTTGCTTCAAGAATCGTAACAATCTTTGCTTGCGATGATTGCATCGCGTTGATTAGTTGAACGCCTGTATCGAGACGTCCACCAGGAGTGTTCAAGTGAATGAAAATAACATCTGCAGGAGCTGCTACGTTAATGCGGTGGATGATCTCAGAGTACTGTTCAGGTCCTTTAATTTCTTGATTGAAATAAATGTGAATCTGTTGAGCAGAATACGTATGTTCCCAGATGTTGTATGGTTTATTTTTTGGTAGTATTGGAAACATCTTGTTGAAATCATCATCGTCGTCATCGCCATCGACTTTTGACTTTGGTGGACGAATTGTCATCTGATCTAAGTTTGTTTTATAGATGTATTCCATGTGTGCTCCTTAGTTGTTCGAAACTATTTATAGGAGAGGCACACCTAACCCCGCAGAAAATCAGGGTAAAAAGAGAGCGTCCGAAGACGCCCTCTTCCGTCGATTTCTTTGACAAGGCTCTTCACACCTCGTGCATGGTCTGTGTTTTAAGCAGCCATTGCAAATGCGCTATCGTTTGCATTTAACGTTTTATGCCGATTACGTCGGTCAACTCTCGAGCGCCTTCAGAACTATTTCACGCCAATCGATACCATGGCGGGCCCATTAGGAAATGCTGAAACGATATGCACGATGCGCGCTCATCATATCTACGTAGATCATACGTCAGCACTTTCTGGTGGACCCGTGGGGAGTCGAACCCCAGTCTTGTTCGTCTTTCATTAAGAAAGTTTACGCTGTT